GGATATGGCGGACGTGATTAGCGAACTGGCAAAGTTCGAAAAATTCAATTTGACCTATAGAGGAGCAAGATCATGAAGAGCGTAAAAGAATTACAAGAACAGGTTAATGCCAAGCGTGATGAGATCGCCAATATCTATGAAGGCAAGGCGACCAGTGTTGATGGTGAAGCGCGTTACGACCTCACCATTAAAGAACTCGAAGACGTGCGCCAGAAGAACCGCGAACTGGATGCCATTCATATTGAACTCGAAGCTGCACGCGATGCTGATGAGATGTTCAAGAAGAATCAGGCTGCCATTCGCGAAAGCAACCGCCCTGCGACTTCGCTGCCGATGAATCGCGGTGACGAAGGCAAGAGCCGCGAACCGCAACGCGAGGCGAAGAGCCTTGGGCAGTTGTTCGTGGAAAGCGATCAGTACAAGAATCGCCGCGGTGTGAACGGTTTGACCGTGAACCTGCCTGAATTCGATTTTCTGGCTGCGAAGACGTTGATGGAAACCAGTGCTGGCTTTGCTCCGCAAAGCATTCGCACGGGGCGCGTGGTTGAGTATGCCCATCGCCGCGTAATGGTGACTGACATCATCCCGCAAAGCCCGATTGATCAGAATGCGGTGGTGTACATGGAAGAGACTACCAGCACCAATTCCGCCGCTGAACGCTCTGAAGGCGGTTCGGCTGGTGAAAGCGCTTTGGCTTACACCGAACGCACTTCGCCCATTCGCGAGATTGCTACATTCCTGCCGGTGACCGAGATCCAGATCGAAGACGTTGCACAGGCACGCAGCTTGGTTGATAACCGTTTGCTGGCGTTCCTCGAACTTCGCAAGGAAACACAGATCATTGCAGGCGATGGAAATGCGCCTAACCTTGAAGGCTTTTTGACCAAAAGCGGCGTGCAGTCGCAAGCACTGGGTTCTGACCCGATTCCTGATGCAATCTACAAGGCAATGACCAAGGTCCGTGCCACCGGTATGGCTGAACCCAGCGCGTACATCACGCACCCGAACGACTGGCAGACTGTGCGTTTGCTGCGCACCACGGATGGCATTTACATCTGGGGTAATCCCAGCGAAGCCGGTCCTGAGCGCGTTTGGGGTCTTCCGGCTGTGATCACCACGGCTGAGACCGAGAACACTGGGTTGCTGGGTGATTTCCAGATGTATTCGGAATTGCACAACCGCCGCGGCGCAAACATCAAGGTCAGCGATAGCCACAGCGATTATTTCATCAAGGGCAAACTGGCGATTCGCGCAGATGCTCGTGTGGCATTGACCATCTATCGCGCGACTGCGTTTTGCAAGGTGACCGGAATCTAATAGCTTTCAGCGATCAGTAAATAGTGGGGCGGGTGATGAGCCTGCCCCCTAAGGAGAACGATATGAGTCAAATTGAAGGTGGAATTGGTCCGTATGTTTTTGCGGGAACGCCTGGTGCGGGCACGAGTGAAGTGCAGACGCTGACGATCGGCGGGACGCCCAGCGGTGGCACGTTCAAGCTGGAGTTTGATGGTCAGAAGACGGCGGCTATCACCTGGAGCAGCACGAACAACACGCTGCGCGATAACGTGGATGCGGCGCTTGAAGCGCTGACGAACATCGGCACGGGCGGTGTGACTGTGGCTGTTGGGACGATGACCAGCGGTGTGGGTACGCTGACGATCACGTTCGGCGGCGACCTGGCAAAGAAGGCTGTGAACCTGATCACGGTTGCTGATAACAGCCTGACCGGGACAAGCCCGACTTTGGCTGTGGCTGAAACCACGCCTGGTGTGGATGCTGATTTCCGCGGTGCTTCGAAGGGTGCGTTGGTGACTGATGTGACCAATGGCATTCTGTACATCAACACCGGGACCGCGCTGGCTCCGACCTGGACGAAGGTTGGGACGCAGTCGTAATGACCCCTCCCCCTCTTCATTGGGAAAGAACCGATGGAGAGGGGAGTAAGAATTGAGTGAACCATGAGCCTATTAGCCGCTGCCGATGCAAAAAAACAAATCAATACGTCTCTCTCGGATGATGACTTGCAACCCATCATTGACCGAATCGAGAGCGATATTACTGCGCGAATTGGCGCGCCGTGGACGGATGACGTCACGCCTTCGACGGTGGTGAAGACCCTGCGCGGGGAAGGTCCGTCTTTGTTTTTACCTACGGGTATTTATCTGGTGACCAGTATTGTGGAAGATAGCGCGACGCTGGATGCTGATGAATATCGCGTGTGGGGCAATGGCGGTGTGATCGAGAGACTGCCAGTGGATGCCAATTGGGGCACGGTGTGCGTAGTGACGTACAAGCCGATGAATGACAGATTCAAGCGCATTCCGGTGATCATCGATCTCCTGCGTTTGACGTTGGAGCGGACGGCGATGAAAAGCGAGAGCATTGCTGGCGAATATTCGTACGCGGCTCCTGATAATTGGGACGATGAATTCCGCAAGGCAATGAAGCGGCTGCAGTTCAAGGCGTTGTAAAGAAATAAGGAGAAAACGATGGCAAGAACCGAAATGAATCATCAACAGATCGTGCGGACTGGTTTGGAGCAAACGTATGCAGCTGTACATGCAGATGGCAACAAGTTCTCAAACGATGGGCGCATGTTCCTGCATGTGAAGAACGGTGCGGGCGCTCCGATCACTGTCACGATCCAGACGCCTGGCACGGTGGATGACCTGGCTGTGGCAGATCAGGTTGTGACGGTGACCAACGGCGAAGAACGAATGATCGGTCCGTTCCCGCCCAACATCTATAACCAGGATGATCGCATGGTGTATGTGGATTATTCCAGCGTGACCACGATCACTGCGGCTGTGCTGAGACTGTAACCCCACCAGCGACGGAGTATGTGATGTCGTTTGAAAACTTCCTGAACCAAACCTGCACGATCAACCGCCCAACGGCGGATGTGACGCCCGATCGCTACAACGCGAATGCCTATTCTGATGTTGCGGTGGGTGCGGATGTAAGCTGCCGGTTGATCGAGAAGAGCGTGAAGATGATGAACGCACAGACTTCGGAATATACGTGGGTGAAGGCGAAGGTTTTGCTTTTGCCTGCCAGCGTGACGGTGAATCCGAAGGATGAGGTGACGATCGGGAGCCTGGTGTATCGCATCGTGCAGCCGTTGGTGCGCCAGCGCGGGAATAGCCAGCATCATGTCTCTTGTGTTGTGGAGGTGATCAATGGGTGATTACCAGTTGGACTGGCGCGGCGATGATGCGAAGCGCGAGGTGATGCAGAATGTGGCGCAAGCCTGGGGTGAGTTTGGGCTGGAGGTGGAAGGCGAGGCAAAGCGTGAGCTGAGGCGCGGTCATGGTGTGGAGACGGGCACGCTGAGGCGAAGCATCCATGTTGGGGAAGCCGGGTACGACTGGGGCGGTGATGATGTGGCAGCTGGGCAAAGCTCACCAGAGCGGGGCGGGGCACTGGTCACGCCGGAAGCGGATAGTGCTACGTTGTCGCTTGAGGTGGGCAGCGGGCTGAAGTATGCAATGCCGGTGCACCAGGGTCATCATTCGTTTCAGGGTTATCACTACCTGACGATCGGGTTGAAGAAGGCAAAGGCGAAGTTGGACGCTATCTTGAGAAGGCACAGGTTACAGAGATGATCGATCCGTTGGAAGCTGCGATCAAGTTTTTGTTGGCACGCTCAGAGTTATCTGGGTTGAGTTCGCGCATCGCTAATAAGCATAAGTATGGCGAAGAGTGGACAACGGCGCAGAGTTCGATGGTGGTGATCTTAGATGATAGCGACCCGAATCATTATGTGCCGGTGCATGATACGCGGCTCGAGATCTGGTGCCTGGCTGAGACAGATGCCGCTGCAATGGACCTATGGATGACTCTGGTGAGTATTTCGCGCACCCGAGAGCGCGTGACGGTGAGCACTTCGCAGGGGACGGCTTTGGTGTATTCGTTTTTGCCAGAGAGTGGTCCTTCGTATTTGCCGATGCCTGAGACGGAGCTGGAGATGATCAAGCGAGTGTTGAGTTTCTGGCGTGTTCAAGTGGCAGAAGTGCCTGTTGTGTAGTGCATGGTGAAAGGAAACGTGTATGGAAGAACCAAAAGATAACAAAATCTTTACCCCGTCGCTGAATAAGGCAAAAACTGTGAAGGTGAAGATCAATAAAAACCGTGAAATTACCGGTGTGGGTAAAGCCGGTGATGTCGTTCCGATGGATGAAGCCACTGCGGAGAAGTATGAGCGCGATGGTTACGTCACAATTTTGAAGGAGAACTGAGATATGGATGCTTTTTCACTTATGACCGGTGTTGGCACGTTGTACATCGCTGATGCCTTGACCGCTCCGCCCTCATTGGGTGCGTCCCCATCGGGGTCGTGGCGCGATCTGGGCGAAACTCAGGACGGGGTTGAAGCGGACCCCAGCCAGAAGATCGAAGAGATCCGCGTGGATCAACGCACGGGACCCGTCAAGGCAGTGCGCACTGAGGAAGGTCTCAAGATGAAGACCAAACTCGCCTTGTTGACCGCTGAGAATCTCGCCGATGCTTTGGGCAACCCTGTGACCGATACTGCACCTGGTGCAGGCACGATCGGCACGCGCAAGGTCAACCTGTATCGTGGCGCGACGGTTGCGGAGTATGCGCTGTTGTTCGAAGGCGATTCGCCTTATCTGGATGGTCCGGGATATTTCTACATCCCGCGGGCGTACATCGACCCGGATGCCATCAAGTTCGACAAGGGCAAGAACGCTGCGCTTCCGCTTTCATTCATTGCTTTGGAAAACCTGAGCGCGTCTTCTGCTGAAGAACGCTTTGGATATTTCATCGCCAAGGATGCCGCGGCTCTGTAATTTATCTACCCCTCCTTGGAAGAGGAGGGGTAAGGAGATTGTATGGAACAAGAAAACAATAACAGCGTGTTGAACCTCGATGAGGTTTTAGGCGAAACAAAGCTGAAAGTGCGGCTGATGAATGGAAAGGAATATCCGATCCGTTCGGTGAATAGCTTAACCCCGCAGGAGTTTGGGCGCGTGATGGCATATGGCACAAAGTTTGCGAGCTTGACCGAAGATGAATTCACTAACAACGGTGAGACCGTGCTGAAGTCGATTGACGACGTGATCGAGATCATTGCTCCATCGCTGCCGCGTTACAAGCCCACTCTCAAAGAAAGATTTACGCGCGGCTATAAGCGCCGCTTTGCTGTTTCTCTGCAAGAGGCAACGGCGATCATGCAATTCTGGACGGAAAAAAACCGCTCAAAAAACGCGCTGGGGGCAGTGAAACCGAAGACGAAGAAGAGACCCCGCTAGATTTTGCGGAAGTTTTTACAAATCTCTCGTTTTGGTATCACCTGCCCTATTCTGACATCAGAAACATGCCCCTGTCTGCCATTGAGCTGTACATGGGCAAACTCGAAAAGAACCGCGCGGTCTGGCGGATGATGTTGGGAGAGGCAGCCAAACTCCCGCATTTGAAAGAAGACGACCAACATGAATGGGCGCGTGAGATCGAAGAGAAAGTTAATGATGGGAAACGACCGGTCAAGGTCGCATCTCCTGTGGCGCTGAAGTTAATCGGTATCGGCATAAGGAAATAGCAAATGGGCAGTCTTGGTGAAGCCGTCCTTGATCTAACAGCGGATCCTTCAAAGTTAGATCAAGGACTTACAGAAGGCAAAGGGAAAGTCACTGGTGCGCTCGATGGGTTGAAGGGCGTATTCGGCGAAGCAACCGGCACCATGCTGGGTCAACTGTCCGCGTCTGGGCTGAGAGACCTGGGGCAGGGCATCATCACGGTTGGGAAAGATATAGCAGCATCCGCGCTCGATGCGGAGCAGGCACAGGCGCAGCTCAATGCTGTGCTTACCTCTACTGGTGGCGCAGCGGGTATGACCGCAGACGAGTTGAATCAACTTGCTGAGGCATACGCTAGCTTAACTATGTTTGACGATGAAGCGATCGTTGGAGCTGAGTCGGTTCTTTTGACGTTTACGAATATTGGTGAGAATGTATTTCCGCAAGCATTGGAAAGCATCCTTGATGTAAGCCAGGCATTAGGTCAAGACCTGCAAACGTCTGCAATCCAGATCGGCAAGGCGTTGAACGATCCCATTGAAGGCATGGGAGCGTTGAAGCGTGTGGGCGTCAGCTTCACGGAAGATCAGGAAAACCTGATCAAGTCGCTGGTGGAATCTGGCAATGCGATGGAAGCGCAGAAGATCATTCTTGCCGAATTGCAAAAAGAATTTGGTGGGAGCGCAGAAGCGGCCGGTGAGACGATGGCTGGGCAGCTTGCCATCCTGAATAATGAATTTGGGAACGTAAAAGAAGAACTTGGCACGGCATTTCTGCCTGTGTTGAAAGACCTGGTAGTGATTGCTAAAGACCTAATGCCTTATCTCAAGCAGGGTGTTGAATGGTTTAGCGGCTTACCAACTCCTGTAAAAACAGGCGTGGTTGCATTCCTGGGATTAATTGCTGTGCTGGCTCCATTGATCGGGGCTATCTCATCCATTGTTTCGATTGCGGGCGTTGTTGGACCGGCTCTTGCCAGCATTGGAGCTGCGATTGCTCCTGTCTTGCCAATTATTCTGGCAGTCGTTGCTGTGGTGGCTTTGCTGTATCTTGCCTGGAAGAATAACTTTGGCGGAATGCGGGATGTGATCAATGGATTTATTTCCATCGCTAAAAGCCTATGGCAGGCGCTGCTTGCTTTCTTGCGCGGTGACACCACTGCAGCGCTGGGTTTTCTACGCCAGGCGTTCGAAACCTATATCAACCTGGCTAAAGCACAGTTCGAACGACTCAAAGCGTTTCTGTCCGGCATCTGGACTGGGCTCACATCCTTCCTGCAAAGTGTATGGCAGGCGGCATGGAATGCGATCGTTGCATACCTCATGGGTAAAGTTGCCCAAGGTGTAAGCACGGCTCAGAACTTTGTGAACAGTATTCGCAATGCGTTCAACATTAACTGGATTGAGATCGGAAAACGGATCATCGATGGAATCGTGCAGGGGTTGAAGAATGGGGCAAGCGCGATCGCTGAAGCGGCGAAGGCAGCGGCAAAGGCAGCTTTGGATGCGGCGAAGAAGGTACTTGGAATTAAAAGCCCTTCGACGGCGTTCATGGAGATCGGTAATTTTTCAGGGACGGGTTTTGTGCAGGGCTTTGCACGGACGTTGACTCCGCAGGCGGTGAGTGGAACGCTGAGCCGCGTTGTTGCGGGGGCGGGGCAGACGCTGAACCGCTCGATGCAGAACAATATCAACATCTATAACCCGTCGCCTGAGCCTGCTTCGCAGAGTGTGGACGGGACGTTAAAGAAGATGTCTTATTTGGGAGTGATCAAATGAGTAGCTGGTCTTTTCGCGGGACGAATCTGGATACGCTGGGGTTCGTGACGCTGGTTAGTGATTCACTAAAGATGCCGAAGCGGCGCGGCGATAACGTGCTGGTGCCTTTTCGGCATGGTCGTTTTCATACGCGGAAATACTTTGAGCAGAGAGCGCTTTCGCTGGGCTTGGAAATCGCAGAAGAGAGCATCGCAGCTCTTGAAGCGAAGATGGACACCGTGAAGGCGTTGATGGGGATGGGGTCGCTGGGAACGCTGGAGCAACAGCTTGATGATCTAAGCGTGAGGAATGCGCAGGCGGAATGTACCGGCGACTTGAACGGTGCGCGCACGTCGCCGGTCTCTATGCGGCTGGTGTTGGACTTTACGATGCCGGAACCTTTCTTCCGTTTGAATACGCAAACCAGTGATACACAGACGATCGATGCCTCACCAAAGACCTACACGCTGAACAACCCAGGCACAGCTGAGGAAACCTTACCGAAGATCACACTCACGGGTCCGCTGGCGAACACGGAGATCACGAATACGACCAACGGTGTGAGCGTGAAATACAACGGGACGATCACAGCGGGTCATTATGTGGTGATCGATGTGAACCCGAGCACCGGTGAGTTTACGGCTGTTACTGATCTGGCTGTGAATGTGATCGGGAACGTGACACACGAAGGCAATGCCGCCTTGCTAGTTTTGGAATCGGGCGATAACGCTATGAGTGTGACTGATGACACGCACACGACCGGGACGGTCAAGATCGAGTTTTACCCACCGTATTTATAAGGACACCCAATGACAATATTTGCTGAATTCAGATTAATGGACCCGGATCTTCAAACCGTTCACGGCATTTTGCCGTTTCAGAAAGGTGACCTATACCTGCAGCTGAATGAGCCAGGAAGCGGGTCAGTGAAGACGGCTTTAGATATTGCCTCGGCAGCGTTGGTTGAATCGGCTGGCTTCATCGAGACACATTATCGGGATGCAGTGAGAGGCGGGTTCTTCGTGGAGAACCTGGGTGAGAGCGATGTCAACGCGGGGGAGGAGGCAGGGCGTGGGCTTGAGATCTCGGGGCGTGGTGCGCTGGCGTTGCTTGAGGATGCGGTCGTTTGGACGGATGGCAGCGGTGCGAACAAACGCATCTACAGTGGCGCGCAGGCAGCGATGCTGATCGAACTGATCGAAGAAGCACAGACACGGGGCGGGCTCGCGATCGTGGATTGGGATTTTACGGATACGCTCGATTCAGACGGTGTTGCCTGGACGGATGACTTCCCACTGGAACTGACTGTTGGCACATCACTGCTGGATGTTGTTCGGCAGATCGCTAAGACTGGCATCGATTTCGAGATGACCCCGGATGGCAGTGGGAACTATGTGCTGAGCGCATACAAAGACGGCATCGGGAGCGATAAAAGTGAGACGGTTTATTTCCGCGTGGGCGTGAACTGCACTGAAGTTTCGCACAGCGAGGCGGGCGGGGGAATTCGTAATGCGCTGCTGGTGAAGTATAAGAACGGATATACGTCTGCGCAGGATGCGACATCCATCACGGCGCGACGGCGAAGAGAAGGTGTGTTGAATTACGACTTTGTGCAACGTCCGGACAATGCGGTGACGTTTGCAAATGCAGAGCTGCAGGGGAAGAAGGATCCGAAGAGGCAGATCTCAGTCAAGATCTACGATGGAGCCGGTCCCCGGGCGTTTGTGGATTACATCCTGGGTGACACTATCACCTTGGACACGAGAGGGACGGAGGAAGAGTATCGCATCCGCGGCATCCATCTTTCGTGGGTAGACAATGAACATGCTGAAGTGATCGTTGATCTGAATTCGATGATCCTTGAGAATGAGATCCGCGTGACGCAGGACGTGGACTGGCTGTTGAACGAATGGAAGACCGCGCATGATGCAGGGTTGTTGGAAGTAAGTTTTTGGGCAGCGATCGGGAACCCGAATATCACCTATGTTGTTTCAGACATGTTGATCGTGGGAGACTATTTGTACGTCGCTAGCACAGACGGTCATCTCTTGATCTATAGTATCTCTGCCGGAACATGGACCCGCGTGCCGCTTGGATATACCCCCGTTTGCCTTGAGCATCTCAATGGATTTATTTATTTAGGGTGTTTTCATAAAGTGTTGAAGTATGAGATTGCTACGGGAACTTTAACCAGTGTTGCTGATGTAGTTTATTCTGACCCACTGCAAGAGTCGGTCTTTGGCATTGCGATATTGGGTAATTATGTCCATTGCATTGGAACGTTTGATTCAATCGGTGGAGTTGCCACGACTGGTAATTCCATGAGATATGATACTGTCGGTGGCACTTGGACAGATACGGGATCAGCTGCGGGGAAACTTTTATCGGATGGCACAAATCTTTATTCTGGGGCGACGGTTTGGGCGGGCGGCACCACATGGAATACGTTGGGAACTCCGCCTAGTAATATATTATGTATGGCAATGTTCGGAACGCAAATTTTAGCGGGCACTTCGTCGGGTGATCACCTTTATGTTTGGGATGGTTCGACTTGGGCTACCTTCGGCGGCGGAGTAAGTGGAACAGTTCGTGGGCTGGCTGTTTACCTAACTGACGTTTATGTAGTGGGTAGTTTTACAGACGAAGGAAATTACATTGCGAAGTATAGTGGCGGGGAATGGTGGGCTTTGGAAGATGGGCTGAACGCTTATGCTAGCAAGGTTGTCTTGCACCAGAGCCATGATAATGTGGATCTGTATGTAGGCGGAACCTTCACAGAGGCAGATGGCAAACCAGCATTGAAACTGGCTGCGTATTTCAATAATTTTGCTGCATTAACAGAGTATCTTGAAACGGCAGGCGGTGAATCATTTAATTTAGGTGAAGCCATTCACGCTGCGACGGCAAAAACGCCGATGGTTGGAGCGGATGAAATGCCCCTATGGGACAGCATCACGCAAAGACTGCGGAAAATCACCTGGACGAATATTCTGGCGTCTATCAAAACATACACGGATGGTCTATATGTTGCTCTCACAGGTAATCAAACTGTAGCGGGTGTGAAAACATTTTCCTCTTTCCCTGTAACACCCTCAGCAGCTCCAACAACTGACTATGAAGTTGCTAACAAAAAATATGTAGACGATACATCTGGAGGTGGAGGTACGCCTGGAGGAAGTGATACTGAAGTTCAGTTCAACGATGGTGGTGTGTTTGAAGGAGATACTGAATTCACTTGGAATAAGACTACGAAAGTATTACATCTAGGTCCATCTGATAGAGGTGTAAGGTTGTTAGGAGCCGATGGAGATGTAGATATTTATGCTCCTGATAGTGGGAACCCTGCTTACATTCTTCACTCATACAATGGGGTACCTGCTGTTATCTCATTTGTATCAGAAGGAACTTTGGCATCAGAGCAAGCAGTCTCGCTAGGGAAAGTTTTATTTCAATTTGCTTCCAAAGCATTCAATGGCACTATCTACAAAGACACAGGAAGAATTCGAGCAGTGGCAACTGAAGACCACGATGGCACTTCTGGTGGTATGAAGTGGGAATTCTATTGCGTATCAAATACAACTAACCTTGAGACATTAGTTGCAACGTTCGACCAAGATGGGAATATAAACATTGCCAGCGGGAAACAATATAAAGTGAATGGTAGTCAACACACACACACAGTAAGTGACGTCACTGATATTGCCCACGGAACTTACACTCCTACAATAAGTAACGACTCAAACATAAAAACTTCATCTCTCAATCAGGATTTTATTTACACTAGAGTAGGTAATGTTGTCACAGTCTCTGGTTCTATCAATGTGACACACGACGGGAGTGGACTGGGTCTTGTAGGCATAACCCTCCCGATAGCAAGCAACTTAGGAACAAGTTATGATTTGAACGGAAATGGAACAAATGTAGGAACAGCATTTCAAAATATAGGCAGTGTAATTGCAGACGCTACAAACAATAAAGCTCAATTAGCAATTTCACAAGTAGTAGGAACAGGTAGCTTGGCGTGGCGCATAGTGTTTGTATATAGAATAATATAAAGTTAGGAATCCCCTAAGTTGTTCAAAAAAAAGACCGCTAAAATTTAGCGGTCTTTTTTTTGAACAAGAGCGG